AAAAGGAGAACCTATGTCATCACGTATGTATGGTCCAGAAGAAAAAGCCAAATTAGAAAGATTAATCAACGAAGGTTCAACCGTTCTTCGTGAAATTGAAGATTTAAAAGAAGGCCTAAAAGAAACTGTTAAAGCAGTAGCAGAAGAATTGGAAATTAAACCAAGTGTTATCAACAAAGCAATTACCATTGCTCATAAGGATAACTGGAAAGAACACGAGTCAGCTTGGGAAGATGTAGAAATGATTTTAGGTGTAACTGGACGCTTGCCGCAAGATTAATGGAATTTATAAAAGGCATTTATAATTGGGCAAGGACAGACTACAAAGAATGGCCTACCAGATTTACACTAGAAATTGCCGCGTGGTTCATGAGTCTCGGCTGTTCGCTTACACTAGCGGCCGGGGCAACTGATCCACTGTTTTTCTATCTGTATCCAATTTTTATATTACAATGTGCAATCTTTGGATGGGCCGCTTGGACTCGCAAAAGCACAGGTATGGTAGCAAACTATCTATTATTAGTCACTATTGATATAGTGGGCTATGTTAGACTGTTAAATATGTAAGAGAAAGGTTAGATCAGCCATAAATGATCGCAGTGGTATTTGCAGGCCGTAAATTGCATAGGAGAAACTAACTTGTACGTAGACGCACTCTTTCAACGAGATGCCGACATCATCAAGGTAGTAGAACGTGATAAAGACGGAAATCGAGTCTTCAAAGAATTTCCAGTACGTTATACGTTTTATTATCCAGATGCTAGAGGTAAATTCCAAAGTATTCATGGAGACCCCTTGAGTCGGATCGTTTGTAAAAACACCAAAGACTTTCGCAAAGAACTTGCGATTCACAATAACAAAACACTCTACGAAGCAGATATTAATCCAATATTTGTATGCTTGAGTGAAAACTATCTCAATCAAGACGCACCAAAGCTCAATGTAGCCTTTTGGGATATTGAGGTGGACTTTGATCCAGAACGTGGCTATGCATCGCCCGAAGATGCATTTATGCCAATTACTGCGATTGCTGTTCACCTACAATGGCTAGACACGCTGGTATGTCTTGCTGTTCCGCCAAAAGGCATGACTATTGCACAAGCGGAAGAATTAGTCAAAGAATTTCCCAACACACACATCTTTGACAATGAAGCAGACATGTTAGACACTTTCTTGAACCTAATTCAAGATGCAGATATTTTAAGTGGTTGGAACAGTGAAGGCTTTGATATGCCCTATACTGTTAATCGTATTACCAAAGTGTTGAGTAAAGATGACACACGCAGACTCTGCCTATGGGATCAGTATCCCAAGAAGCGTGAGTATGAGAAATATGGTAAAACTGCTACTACATATGACCTACATGGTCGTGTGCATCTTGACAGCCTAGAACTTTACAGAAAGTACACATATGAAGAACGTCACACCTATAGATTGGATGCCATCGGTGAAATGGAGATTGGAGAGTCAAAGACAGTCTACGAAGGCACACTGGATCAGCTCTACAACAACGACTTCCGCAAGTTTATTGAATACAACAGGCAAGATTGTGCCCTGCTCAACAAACTGGATCAAAAGCTCAAGTTCATTGATTTAAGCAACAAACTGGCACACGAATGTACTGTATTGCTACAGACTACTATGGGTGCTGTGGCTGTTACAGAACAGGCCATTATCAATGAGTGTCATCGTAGAGGTTTCCAAGTCCCTAATAGACAGAAGCGTGACGAAAGTGAAGATACTGCGGCAGCTGGTGCTTATGTTGCCTATCCCAAAGAAGGCTTGCAAGATTGGGTAGGATCGTTAGACATTAACAGTCTATATCCGTCAGCTATTAGAGCACTAAACATGGGGCCAGAAACTATTGTCGGACAGTTACGTCAAGACAATACTAAAGCATATCTAGATAATCTGCAGGCCAAAGGAAAGTCGTTTGCGGCAGCTTGGGAAGGCATGTTTGGTTCATTAGAATACACAGCAGTAATGAACAAAGAGATTGGCACTGAGATTACTATTGATTGGCAAGATGGTAGTGTTGATGTATTGAGTGCCGCAGAAGTATATCAGTTAATTTTTGAAAGCCATCAAAGCCTAATGATCAGTGCCAATGGTACAATCTTTACCTATGAGAAAGAGGGTATTATTCCTGGCTTGTTAAAACGCTGGTATGCTGAACGTAAAGAGATGCAGGCTAAACTTAAAGAATGTATTCAGGCAGGCAACAAAGTTGAAGAAGAATATTGGGACAAACGTCAGTTGGTTAAGAAGATTAACCTCAACTCGCTGTATGGTGCTATTCTTAACCCCGGTTGTCGTTTCTTTGATAAGCGGATTGGTCAGAGCACTACTTTAACAGGTCGTCAGATTGCCAAGCACATGGCCAGTAAAGTTAACGAGATTATCACTGGCGAATACAATCACGTAGGTAAAGCAATCATCTACGGTGACACTGACAGTTGTTATTTCAGTGCTTACAAAACGCTTCAAAAAGAAATTGACAAAGGTACTATTCCCTGGACTAAAGAAACTGTAATACAGTTGTATGATCAAATAGGCGAAGAAGTTAACAGTACCTTTCCGCAGTTTATGTTAGACGCATTTCACTGTCCTAAAAGCCGTGGTGAAGTTATCAAGGCAGGTCGTGAGATTGTAGGATCCAAATCATTGTTTATTACTAAAAAGCGTTATGCTGTTTTGTATTACGACAAAGAAGGTAAGCGTCAAGATGTTGAAGGCAAACCAGGTAAGATCAAGGCCATGGGCTTGGATCTCAAACGTAGTGATACGCCAGAATTTATTCAAAACTTCTTAAGTGATATTTTGGAGAAAGTCTTAACTGGTGCCACAGAAGGACAAGTGTTGGATCACATCACTGAATTCCGTACTAACTTCAAAGCCCGTCCAGGTTGGGAAAAAGGTAGCCCTAAACGTGCTAACAATATCACAGCCTATCAAGGCAAAGAAGAAAAGAACGGCAAGACCAATATGCCCGGACATGTTCGAGCCAGCATTAATTGGAACACACTTAAACGTATGATGGGTGACAAATATTCAATGAGCATTACAGACGGCGCCAAAGTTATTGTCTGTAAAGTAAAAGATAATCCATTAGGGTTTACCAGCGTAGCCTATCCAGTAGATGAACTACGTTTGCCACAGTGGTTCAAAGACTTACCATTTGATCACGAAGAAATGGAAGCTACTATTATTGATAACAAATTAGAAAACCTTATTGGTGTACTTAATTGGGATATCAGATCAACCGAACAGACAAATACTTTCAATAAATTATTTGACTTCTAACAAAAAAACCTATATACTATTACAAAGGAAACTATCATGAAAGACATTTTAACAGATATCGTAGCACATACACATAGCCTAGGAATTCTTCCCTTGATTAAAATCACAGGCGAAGACAATACTACAACAATTGAATCTATGGCGGAAGATCGTTCAGTAATCCTTACTGGAAAAACTCATGCCGCAATTGGAGAGTTTGAGGGCGTGTTTGGTATGCCTAATTTGGATAAACTTAATCTACACCTTAAGAATCCTGAATACAAAGAAAATGCAACTATTGAAGTTATTCAGGCAGAACGAAATGGTAAAACTGTACCAGTAAGTTTGCATTTTGAAAATCAGTCAGGCGACTTTGTCAACGACTATCGTTTCATGAACGCTGAGATTATCAACGAAAAACTCAAGACTGTAAAATTCAAAGGTGCTACATGGGACATCGAGTTTGAACCTAGCGTTACTAGTATCCAGCGTCTTAAATTACAGGCACAGGCACACACTGAAGAAACTGTATTTCAAGTTAAAACAGAAGGCAATAATTTAGTTTTCTTCTTTGGTGATGCTAGCACACACGCTGGTAGTTTTACATTCCATGCAGATATTAAATCTAAACTCAAACAATCATGGGCTTGGCCAGTTACACAGGTAATGAGCATCCTTAATCTTGACGGTGACAAGACTATGAAGATTGCAGATGCGGGTGCTATGATGATTACTGTTAACAGCGGTTTGGCAGAATACAATTATATTCTACCGGCGCAAAGCAAATAACCATGACATTTATATTAGATTACATTAAAGCACATATACCTCAGTTTGAAATGGCTGGGGTTATTATGCGTATTTTCTGTTTTAGTTTAGTATCATGGTTAGGCCCAGCTAGTCCTTTTATGCTTGTTTGGGTCGTTAATACTTTAGATGCTATTCTACTAACATACTGTGCCATACTAAAGAAAGACAACGCATATACATTACTTAATGGATTCTGGATTTTAGTTGGTATAATCGGTATTGCAAGGGCAGGTGGCTGGATATAATGAATACAAATCTAACAGCAACACAAAATGACTATGCCTACTTTTTGCCGGCTACATCAGGTTTCTACTCTACCTTTATCGGAAAACAACGATACAGTAACTATGTAGATCCTGCACGTATTCCTACAAGTTTTAAAAATGGTGTTGAAAGTTTAAATTATCTTGATCCAGACAGAGGAGCATTTTATTATGATCACTGTTTGTATTCAGCAGGTCATGCTAATCTCGATCTAAATAAACCAGATGAGAGTGA